CACCCTACCAAAAGCCATGTCGTAGTCGCAAAAGAAGGCGATAAGGTAAAGACCATACGATTTGGTCAACAAGGAATGACAGGTAGCCCACCAAAAGAAGGTGAGTCGCAAGCAGACAAGGCAAGAAGAAAGTCATTTAAGGCAAGACACGCTAAGAACATTGCTAAAGGCAAGATGAGTGCAGCGTTCTGGGCAGACAAAGTTAAATGGTAAATCTGTTGTAGAATAACAACATCATCAACCATCAACCCCTAGGGAATGGAATGGAAAACTCTACAGAAAACAATAATCTACAAGTTGAGCCAACTAATAAAGGTGGCGCACCTACAGGCAACCAGAATGGTAAAAAGGGAAAGCTCTTTTACGATGCACTAAGAGTAGCCCTAGTGCAAGAGGATCGAAAGAAACTCAGGAACATTACCGAGAAGTTAGTCAAGTCAGCAGAAGCCGGAGAGCCTTGGGCAATCAAGGAAGTCATGGACAGGATAGATGGCAAGCCTGTTAACACTACCGAACTAAGCAATGCAGAAGGTGGCATCTTTAAGATGGTGGTCGCTTGGGAGAAGTAGAGTACGCAGACGATGAGGTAAAGCGAGTCGTTATCCCTTACAAGCCAAGAGAACCTCAGTTACAAATCCATGAGGCGATGGAGAACAATCGCTTTGTAGTGGTAGTGGCACACAGGCGCATGGGCAAAACAGTACAGGCACTCAATGCGCTAATAAAAGCAGCGATGGAGAACAATAAGCCAAACCCTCGGTATGCGTATATCGCACCGACATATAGCCAGGCAAAGAGAGTGGCTTGGGATTACCTTACAAACTTCTGTAGACCATTGGATGCAACAGCCAATATTGCAGAATTAAGAGTAGATTTTTACGGAAGGAGAATCCAGCTTTATGGCTCTGATAACCCAGACTCACTCAGGGGTCAATATTTTGACGGATCAGTTTTAGATGAGATAGGTGATCAGAACCCAAAAATATGGAACGAGATCCTGAGACCCAGTTTGGCAGACAGAAAAGGGTTTTGTCTGTTTATAGGCACACCTAAAGGCAATAACCACTTTAAAGACTTGTTCGATAGAGCAGGCAAAGAAGAAGGATGGAGTGCATTACAGTTCAAGGCAAGCGAAACAAAACTAATAGACTTAGATGAATTATGGTCTGCCAAGAAAGAGATGGGCGAGGACAAGTACAACCAAGAGTTCGAGTGTAGTTTTAACGCAGCAGTAGAGGGAAGTTACTATGGCAAACTCATCAACGACCTAGAAGAAAAAGGTAGACTTTGCGACATTACAAGAGATGATCTCTGTAGAACTTATGTGGCTTGGGATTTGGGCATGGGTGATAGCACAGCGTTGTGGGTGGCACAAGCAACAGGACAAGAAGTAAGACTCTTAGATTATGTAGAGAATCATGGTCAAGGACTCGATTGGTATGTCAACTGGCTAAAAGATAACAAGTGGGAGAAAGCAGAGCAACTCCTACCACACGATGTGGAAGTAAGAGAACTAGGCACAGGCAAGAGCAGATTGGAAGTGTTGAGAGAAGCTGGACTAGATGTTCGGGTTCTGCCAAGACTTTCTGTAGATGATGGTATTCAGGCAGTCCGTAGACTCTTACCGAGATGTTGGTTCAATATGCCACAGGTAAAGCAAGGGCTAGACTGTCTTAGGAACTATAGGCGCGATTACGATGAAAAGCGTAATGTCTTTTTTGACAAGCCAATGCACGACTGGGCAAGTCATGGAAGCGACAGCTTTCGTTATTTAGCTTTAGGAATGGAACAAAACACTACTTGGTCGCAACCGATAACAGTAAAAACTTCATGGATCGTATAAATGGATGAACAAAAACTAAAGGTCATTCTCGAAGCAGAGATAGACGATGCTATCGGCTATGTAGAGACCGAGACAGTAGAGCAACGCACAAAGGCGATCAACTACTACAATCGTTACGAGTATGGCAACGAGGTAGATGGTCGTTCTAAGATCGTAACAGGCGAAGTAGCCGAGGTCGTAGATGGTGCTTTACCTCAGTTAATGCGTATCTTTGCTGGATCAGACGAATTAGGTCGGTTCGAGCCTAGGATGCCAGGAGACGAGGAGTTTGCCAAGCAAGCTACCGAACTTACGAACTATGTGTTCTTTAGCGATAACGATGGTGTCATCATCCTACATAACTGGATGAAGGATGCACTTCTACAGAAGAACGGAATCGTAAAGTATTGGTGGGAGGATAGCGAAGATCCTACCAAGGAAGAATACAAAGGTCTAAACGCAGAAGAACTAACACTTCTGTTTGCTGATGGTGAAATGGAGTTAATCAGCCAAGAGACCGAGGAAGTAGGCATAGACCCAATGGGTATGCCTATACTTTCATACAATGTAGTCATCAAGAAGAAAAAAGAAGTCGGTAAGGTCTGTGTAGAGAATGTGCCACCAGAGGAGTTCTTAATCGCCAAGCGCGATAAGAGCATCAAGAACGCACGATTTGTAGCACATCGCACAGTTAAGACTCGTTCAGATTTAATCGCTATGGGCTATCCACAAGATGAAGTGGACAAGATGCCAGCGTACAACGACCTTACTTATACTCCTGAAAGAGTAGCAAGGTATAGTGCAGGCGAGATGCCAGACGAGACACAAAGCCTAGACTTTACGATGCAAGAAGTAGAGTTGTTCGAGTGCTATATTCGTACCGACTTTGATGGTGATGGGATTGCAGAACTCCGCAAGGTAGTCTATGCAGGCGATCAGATTATTGACAACGAGGAAACAGATCACATTCCTTTTGCAAGCATCTGCCCGATTCCTATGCCACACAAATTCTTTGGTCAGAGTCTAGCCGATAGAGCAATGGACATACAGCTTATCAAGTCTACGATTACTCGTCAAATCCTAGATAACCTGTACCTAACCAATATGCCAAGGGTTACAGCACTAGATGGACAAGTAAACCTAGATGACCTACTAACCTCATCGCCTGGCGGTGTAGTGCGGATTAAGTCTCAGGGCGCAGTTCAACCATTATCTGTACCGGCAACAGCATCACAGTCGTTCCCAATGCTAGATTACATGGATCAGGTATTGCAGAAGCGTTCAGGTGTTACATCTACAAGCCAAGGTATAGATCCTAACATTCTACAAAACACCACAGCCACAGCGATTGCAGCAATGCAACAAGCAGGCTCTGGTCGTATAGAGATGATTGCTAGAATCTTTGCCGATACAGGTGTAAAAGACTTATTCGCAGGTATTTTCCACTTGATCCTAAAGTATCAGGACAAGCCAAGGGTCATTCGTTTACGAGGCAAGTATGTCTCTATCGACCCAAGAGAGTGGAAGAACAACTACGATGTAACAGTCAATGTCGGTCTAGGTACAGGTAGCCAAGATCAGAAGATGGCGATGGCAGCAATGGTTATGCAGAAACAAGAGCAAATCTTGTCAACACAAGGCTTTGCTAATCCGTTAGTAAGCGTGGGTCAGTATCGCAACACACTTGGTAAGTTTATCGAGGCAGCAGGGTACAAAGACTCGATGGAGTTCTTCAAAGAGATTCCACCAGAGTTAGACCAACAATTGTCTCAGCCACAGCCACAGCAACAACAGCCTAATCCAGCGATGGATGCGCTAATGGCACAGACACAAGCACAGATCGAAGTAGATCGTGCTAAAGCTCTAAACGACATTGAAATCGCTAAAGCAAAAGCACAAGCCTCTATCCAACTCGAAAGAGAGAAGGCAGCAGCTAACCTAGAACTCAAGACAGCAGAGTTCCAAGCAGAGGCACAGTTGAAAGCAGCCCAAGTTGGTGCTAAATTAACTGGGGATGTCAGGATACCTGGATGAACAAAGTAGATAGAGCTAAAACATTATTAGGTGATGAGTTTTTCCAAGAGTTGTTACAGGCTCAGAAAGACTCATTCAAGTCGTATATCTTTAGTTCTGCCGAGCATGATGTAGAAGGCAGAGAAAAAGCCTTAGTAAAACTAAAGGCACTAGAGGAATTTGAAGCATCTATTCAATCAATCGCACACAATGGCGAAATTGAAAAGAAGCGTGTAAAGGTTTTTTAACAACCATAGAGGTCAAAAATGAGTGAAAACACCAACCCACAAGGGAGTGTAGACAATTCTGTATCAGGTGCAGCTAATGCATTTATGTCTTTTCTTGAACCACAAGCGGAGGAGGCGAAAGCCCAACCAGAACCTAGTGTAGAGCAATCAGAAGAATATTCTGATGCATCACAGTTCGAGGAGCAAGATGTAAGTGCAGAAGAAGCTGAAAGCCAAGAAGAAGAAGTAGAGGAACTTCCCAAATACCGAGTTAAAGTCTCTGGTGAAGAAGTGGAAGTTAGCCTTGATGAGCTTTTGAATGGTTACAGTAGGACTGCCGATTATCAGAAGAAAACTCAATCTTTAGCGGAACAACGAAAGGCTGTAGAAGCTGATCGAATAAAGATTGATGAAGCAGCAAAGACTAGAGAAACATATGCCCAACGACTCCAAGTCATTGAACAATTGTTACAACAGCAAAATAACCCAGAAGATCTAGCTCGATTAAAAGAGGAAGATCCTTTTGCTTGGCAACAAAGAATGGCAGAGCAGTATGAGAAAGATAAGCAGTTGCAAGCGGTGCAGATGGAAAGACAGCGAGTTCAACAAGAACAGCAGTCCCACCAACAAGCACAGTTGCAAAAGCATATCCAAGCAGAGCAGGCAAAACTTGTAGAGGCTATCCCAGAGTTTAAAGACGATGTGAAAGCCGAAGTAATCCGTAGAGACATTCGCAATTATGCAAAGGCTCAAGGATTCTCAGACCAAGAACTGTCTCAGGTTTACGATAGTCGCGCTGTACTAGCCCTCTATAAAGCAGCACAGTACGATAAGTTGATGGCAAACAAAGGTGTTACTTCTAAGAAAGTAGCCAATGCTCCTAAGACTATTCGACCAGGAACTTCTAATCCGCAGAGTTCTGAGAATGAAACATTTAAAAAAGAGAGAGCCGTATTACGCCAATCTGGCAATAAAAAAGATGCGGTTCGTTTATTTGAACGATTTTTATAAAGGAATTTAATCATGGCAGCATATGATCGCTACACCGCAATTGGTGCGCGTGAGGACTTAACAGATGTCATTTATGACATCAGCCCTACCGACACCCCAATCATGTCGTCTATTGGCAAAACCAAAGCGACTTCCGTTAATCACGAGTGGCAGACTGATGCTCTTGCAGCAGCAACCACAAGCAATGCTTTAGTTGAAGGCGCAACAGCAACAGAAGGCACAATCAGCCCAACAACTCGCCTCGGAAACCTTACACAGATCGTTGGTAAGACTGTTATGGTTTCTGGTACTCTCTTGGCTTCTGACCTTGCTGGTCGTAAGTCTGAGATGGCTTACCAGTTGGCTAAGGCTTCTGCTGAGATCAAGCGTGATATTGAGACAATCATCACAGCTAACCAAGCTCAAGCAGCAGGTACATCTGCCACAACTGCTCG